TGTTGATAGTTCTTTAGACCCACGCGGAGTTGCTAGTGGTCCAATGTTCTTGAATGCTGCTTTTGCAAACCTTGGTCTATCAACTGCTACTGCAACCGATAGAACCAACGCTGCACTTGCTGCTCTAAAGGCAATTGAAGATTTCTTTGTATATCTACAAGAAATCAACGCTCCAACCGATGGCGTTACTTTAGTTGTTACCCCACGCGCATTCCAAGACATTCGTGCTCTTGGTGTTGCAAGAGAAGCTGCTCATATTTATGGCGGCGTTTCTACTGTTGGCGGCGCTCGTCCATACTTTGGTGGCGTTGCAGAAGTAGGTGGCCTAGGTGCTCAGCTTGGTATGGGCATGAACAACTATGCTGATACTCTTGAGTACATGGGTGCTACCATTATGAAGAGCAGCCACCTACCTGTTAGCAACTTCTCAGGTGTTGGTGAGTCTCGTTATAACCTCGACTTCGGTAATGCTGGTATTAAGGGTATTCTCTTCCAGCGGTCAGCCGTAGGCTCCCTAAGCCTAATGGGTATGAAGGTAGACACTGTTGATGATGTTCGTCGTAACACCACCTTCACTGTCGCTAGCATGCTCAAGGGTACTGGCGTACTCCGTCCAGAATGCGCTGCTGTGCTTGTAGGCCCAACCGCTACAAACACTGGTACTTACGCTAAGGGTAGTGGCTTCCTATTCTCTAACTCAACAACAGTAGCTACTGCTGTTGATGCCGCACATGAAGGCGGTGCTGAAGCCGCGCTTGCTCGTAACGAGCTTCGCGTACTATTCGGCGCTAACTTCAGCCGTGAGTTTGTTGCCACTAGTGGTGCTGGTTTCCCTTATTGATTAATTAATTAAACTATCCCTATCAAGAAAGGAGGTAAACAATTTGTATTTGTTTGTTTTACAATCTTGAGGGGAGGTGATCTAATTATCTACGCGGTAGCCCCTTAACTGGGGCTATCGTGTTTTCTTTTTTTCCAAAGGAGGCTATTAATGGGAATGATTACAAAATTACAAGCTGTTAATAACATGCTTTTGGCTGCTGGTGAATCCCTAGTAGCCGACCTGAATAACGAATCTGGTATTGATACTGAAATTGCATTGCACATATTAGATATGGTTTCTACTGATTATCAGTTAAGAGGCTTGGCTAATAATAAAGTAATAAAAAAAATAAACCCAGATGCTAATGGTAGGATTTTCTTACCAACTCAAGACAATGATGAAGATGGTATTATTTCCGTAGAGTTACTAACTACACAATTCTCAACTATCAACCAACAAAAGATATTTGCAAGATTCTTAGAAGGATCTCCTCCTAAGATGTGGAATATTACTGACGATAGTGATGTGTTTCCTAATAATAACATAGATTATTATTTTGAAGTTGTGTTTAAGTTAGCTTGGGAAAACCTAGAAACAACAGTCCAACGAGCTATTCTTGCTACAGCAGCTCGTCAATATCAAGTAGTCACCCAAGGTGATGAAGCCTCAGACGCATTCTTAGCTTATCAAGAACAGATATTCTCTGCTAAACAAAGAGCAGCTGATATTAACGATAAGAAAAGAAACATCTTTGAAAACGGGGATATTGGAACACGGTCTGCTGCTAAACGAATTCCATTTTCATATGACCCAAATAGATTCAGATACTGGAGAACTGTTTAAAGGAGTTATAAATGAGGCCAATTAAAAGAAGAAGCCCTAGAGGTTCTGTTACTAATACACGCATTCCTGTGTTCTCTTTAAACGGTGGTGTAGGCCGTCAGGCTCCCAACAAAAGACTTCCATCTGAAGCACAGAACATTGATAATGCTGTTGTGTCATTAGAGAAAGGATTGGAAAAACGGGCTGGGTTTAGACTTGTTAAGCAGTCTGGTATTGACAGTTTATCGTCTATCGACTTTTCTAATGCTGCCTCAGATATTCATTTAACTTCACTTCAAAGTGTAGCCGCTGGTCATAAACTATGGTTTTACTGGTATGTGATTAATCCAGACAATACCTTCCTTATTGCTATTGACTATAATGCTACTGGGTCTGTTGAAAAGCTTTTCTATGTTTTTAAAGTAAACCCAGATGCTACTTGGACTGATATCACACCAAGACCACAGTGGGATCCAGACGATCCTGCTATCCCTAATACATACGATTCAAACGATGCTGAGTCAGTTGTTGTCAATAACTATATGACAGCTTATAATAACGAAAACCCAGCAGCTACAATTACATACTCTCAGGCTAAGTCTCATGGTTGCGTTAATCTAGACTCTCGTAATTATATTACCTTTGGTCAAAACCTAGGTTATAATCCAGAAGATGTTTTAGAAATAGCCTCTGTCTTTTCTACTTTACTTGTTTTAAACAAGAAAGTAAAAGCAGGTTTCTCTTCTGGAAAGGCTGGCAAGCTTTTTAATCTAGACGGCACTGTGTCAGCAACCGACGATATTGCTGGCAGACCTGTAACTTATTATAGTTCTGTATATGTAAACCCACAGTACGGTGTTGATAATATTTTCCTAGGTTATAAACCTGTAGCTCCTGCTAACATTGGAGCAACATCAAAACCAAATATTGAAGTATCTGACTATGAGTATTCAGACAGTCAGTATGCTTATATTGGACAATCTTTATCTTCTGCTCAGAGTTTAAAACTACCACCAGATAGCGATGACTGGTTTTCTACTAATGCACGATATACGCTAGTAACAAGCAATCCTGTTGTTGTAGATGATACTGCTCGTCAAATGTTAAGAGTTTTACACGACCCAGAAACACCACACTATGATACTTTTGTAGATGGCAAGCGTTTACCTGATGGTAGAGGAAAGGTTTATTTCTTTAAAAACAGTTATATAACTATCCCTTCTGGTTATTATAGAATTCTTACATTCTCTCAATCAGATGCTGCTTATCAAGTTACAACCGACTGGGGAGCAGGAACTACTTTAATAAGCGGTGAAGGAACTCCATATCTGCAAAGACTTAGACACCCAGACCATTGCTCTCTATTAGACAGCCGAAGAATGCCTCAGGTTCTTCTATTCAATGCTTCTGCTGCTGGAATAGATAGAGACTGGACTTTGAAAAAAGCTACATGGACACCCAGATATACTGGTAAGTTTGAAGACAATCCCGGTCCAAGTGTCTTTGGTGTTGGTGGAGATGCAACTCATGCTGAAATAACAGCCATGACTGTTTATAAAGACCGCTTATATTTTGCAGCCAAGGATACAGTCTTTTCATCTAGACTTGGAGACTACTTTAACTTCTTTATTAATGATCCTAGTACTGGTATAACAGTTTCTGATCCTATTGATGTAAGTGCTTCTTCATCTAAGTACTCTGAAGTAGATTCTTTAACACCTTTTAAGAACTTCTTATTCATTGTAACCAAGAATAATGCACAGTATAAGCTTCAAGGTACTGACTCAACTGCCGATGTATCCCCCTTAACGGTTTCTATTTCACCAGTTACTTATTATTCTGCTGCGCCATTAACAAAGCCATTCTTAATGTCTTCGCAGTTATACTTCTTAGATAGCAAACGGTTATATGCATTGTTTGCCGCAGAAGGATCAGAAATATCACAGGCAGTAGAAACCAGTTTTGTATGTCCTGACTATTTACCAACAAACTTTGGTGCTTCTTGTGTAGCACAGCCACAAGATACTATTTTATTTGTGGACAACGATAGTAAAAACAATATCTATTCTTATGTAAATAGATCTTCTGGAGATCGAATACTACAGTCTTCATTCTATCGTTATATACTAGATACTGGAACAGAAGTTGTTTCTTTAAACTCTATTGGTAATTTTGTTTATGCTGTTACAAAGAGATTAACAAAACCATCAAGCGGTGTCTATTACTATTTCTTAGAAAGACACCGTATAAAACTAGAGAATAAAGCAATTCCACGCATGGATAGAATGCTGGACTACAAACTAATTGAATACAATGTAAGTACAAACCCAAATAACTGGAATGTAAAGTACAATTCAACAACAGGTGAAACCACTTTTAGATTCCCCTACACTCTAGATAGTACAGTGTTATCAAAATACTGCATTGTCTTGGGCAGTAATTGGGGAAATGATAGTGGTGCTATATTAACCATTCAATCAATTACCAATGATGCAAGTAATAACTTCAGTGAAGTAGTTGTTACTGGTCAAATATCAGATATATTTGATGCTGGTTACGCTGGTGCAATTAAAGGCTTTGCGTACACTGGTAAGAATGTTTGGTTTGGTATAAAATATACAACTGAAGTTGAACTATCAACTTTATACTTACGCGACGAAAGTAATAATATTGTGGACGGTGTTCTGAATATTAGAACAGGTATATTTAGATGCTTTGATACAGGTAATTTTGATATTGTTGTTACCCGTAAAGGAAGATCTTCATTAACCTCGTCCTTCTCTTCACAAAAAACAGACGAAACTATTTATCAAGATGTGATACCTTTAGAAACTACTCAAACAGCTGGAGAGTTTGTAGCTAAAATCTTTGGTTATTCCAATGATTTAAGTATTAAGATTGTCTCTAGTTATGTAACTCCGTTAAATATTACTAATATGGAGTTTAAGGGTAAGTTTAAACAAAAGTATTCCACACTTGAATCCTAAAAACATCCGTTCTCCTGCCCCCGCATTCTCTTAATTGGGGTGTGGGGGTTTAACAAGAAAGGTTTTAAATGCCCTCTAACTTTGACCTAGCACAGACATCTGTTGAATATGATAATTTAACAATATCTGGATATCCCCATGTTGTTAGCTATAGCTCTTTAGATCTTATTCCCGGTATACCACACATAGATCAGCTAGAGATTGAAAGAATCTTTGATACTGGCGCTAAGACTGGCAATACCGTGTTCACTATTTCTGATAGAAGACGGCTTTTCAAACTTCCAAAGAACTGGTACACAATCAATGAAACAAATAAAACAGTTTCAATACTCCAGTTTTCAACAATAGCAAGCAATGCAGTTGCTTTCAATCTTACAACAGGTCTAGGTCTTTTATACACTTCGTTAGATGGCGGATCTTCTATAGTTATCCCAAACCTTGGGGCTAATGATACTATTATTATTAGAAGAAAAACCTTATCTGAAGATAAACTAGTAAGTTTTACAGCTGGTTCTAGACTAACCAGTGGGCAATTAAACCTTAGCAATTCACAGTTAATCAACATTCTTCAAGAAGTTCTTTGGAAATTAAATGAAGAAGTTATTATTAAGTACGATAAAGATGCTATTGACGGTCCCTTCTTAGGTCAAGTAGGTGGTTCATTCGTGGATGTTGGCGGTAATATTGATATGAACGGCCAACGGATTACTAATCTTGGCGTAAGTGGAACTCTAAGTGATGCTATGCCAAAAAGCGAAATAAGTGATGTCTTATTTAGACACGGCGTAATCACAAAAGACACAGCACCAGTCAGCAACCCCGGTATACAGAACGATGTAATTGAGGGTACAGTAAATGAAGGACGCTCTGGTATCTGGTTTAACCCACAGGATGGCAAGCTAAGGGCTTGGGCAGGCAACCAATGGGTGATTGTAACCAACGCTATCAACCCCGGCGTAAATGCCAACCTAGTCCAAACAAACACAACCCAGAATATTAGCGGATCTAAGACATTCTTAGCTGCTACAACATTTGACAATACTGTTACTTTAACTTCAACTTTAAATGTAACCGGACTTGCCACTTTATCTGGAGCTTTAAAAACACAAAATTCAACAGCAGTAGCTAATGCAAGTACTGGAACGGCTTTATTAGAAAGCACTTCTTCCACTATTGGTATTTATGCTTGCACTGGAGTCCCTACATTTACAGCTTCAATAGGCTCTATTTGCATAAATACTTCTGCAACAGCTGCTAATACTAGAATATATATTAGAGCTAATGATGCAACATGGAAAGCAATAACATCAGGTTAATAAAGGAACAATATAAATGCCTAATACAAGCATAACATTCCCATCCAGTCCAACCCTAGGCCAACAATATACATACGGCACAATGACATATGTATACGACGGTACTTCTTGGTCTGTTGACAATACTATTGTAGCTGGTCCCCTAAAAATAGACTCGGTTAATAGCCGGGTTGGTATCAATACAACCACACCAACCGTTGCTTTGGATGTTGTAGGAGCTTTAAAAGCAAGTGGAGCTACAACTCTTAGTTCAACTCTAGCTGTAACTGGTAATACTACTATAACTGGAGACTTAGCTGTTAATGGCTCAGATATATCCACTACAGGCACTGGCATAGCGACGGTGTTTAACACCAATGCTTTAAGTCTTTGTCTAGGAGAAGCTGCTACAACTGTGTCTATAGGAGCAGGCACAGGAACAACAACAATTAATAATGATCTAGTAGTTCCCCGTGGTCAAATTAAGTTCCCAGCAACTCAAAACGCGAGTTCAGATGTCAATACCTTAGATGATTACGAAGAAGGTTCTATGGTATTGGCAAATAATCAGTTTAGATTTAGTACTACAGCTGGTGACTATACACTAAATTCTACTGCTACCAATAAAACTATTAACTATACAAAAATTGGTAATGTGGTTCTTTATGATGGGTTTATTGCTCTTTCTGGAATTACTACCGCAGGAACTGGGCAATTACAAATAACAGGTTTACCTATAAGTATGTCTGGTCAATCTTGGTTTACTTGTTATTTTCAGAATTTAGCAACTGGGGCTGCTACAAATGTTGTTGGGCAGTGGTCAGGAACTAATCTTTTCTTCTACTATTCAACTACAGCTAATACAAGTCTGTCAATTTTTGGTCCAACTCTTCTTACTACTACTAGTCAGTTTAGATTCAGTGGTGTTGGTAGGGTAGCTTAATATGTCTCTTAATACTGCTGTTAATATAAACACACTAAATAATCCTTATTATTGGTCAGCAGAATGGGCAGGGGTTTATCATACCTGTTCTTTAAATTATCCTATTGATGTATTCTATACTAGTAATAGGCAAAATAACGATATTTTAAACTACGATCCTAGTGTTCCTACTTGGAAAAACAACCAACTATCAACTATAACTTCAAATTATAGTAATGCAGACGGTGGTTATTATTATGAAACATATAGCGGTATTGCAGGAAAAGTAGATGGAGGAGTTATTTAATGTCTTTTTCAGAAGCAATGGTATATGTTATAAATTATTATAATCCTGCAACTAATAATGGTTTATACTGGATTGGACCAAGATTAAGTTGGTTTAAAGATGTTAATATAATTACTTCTCAACTTTCTTCTAAAAATATTATTGTTTGGGATGGTTCTAAGTGGGTTAATAAAAGCATAGGTGATGTTACTTATGAGTTTATAAACATTGATGGAGGAAGCGTAGACGAAAATTATAGTGGAATAGGGGAACAAATAGATGGTGGTTTTTCAACCACAACTTATTAACTAAGGTGTTGTTTTTATGTCATTATATATTTTTCAAAGAAATATTTTTAATAATATTGCAAATTGGCATCAACCAAAAATAACTTGGTTTGATGATGTTTCTATTGTTGGTACTTTACAAGCAAACCAAGCATTAGTTTGGAATAGTTCTACTGCTAAATGGGAAAATAAATTTATAAACACAACAGGAACTTTAGGTGGCTTAGACGGTGGTGATATAGGAGCATCCCCTAACTATACTACAATAATTCCGACTGTAGATAGTTTCTATAATACATATTAAAGGAGAATAACATGGCTGTTCAAATTCAAGTAAGACGAGGAACGGCTAGTCAATGGACTAGTACAAACCCAAACCTTGCCGCAGGAGAAATAGGGTTTGAAACAGATACTAATAGGTTTAAAATCGGCACAGGAGTTGCTTGGAATTCAACAGCTTATGCGGTTCAACAAGTAACAACAATTGCTGGATTAACTGATGTTTCAATTACATCTGTTCAAAACAACGATATGTTGCGGTATATTGCTGGCGGTACAAATAAGTGGGTTAATATACCACAAACAGATGTTGTAGATGGCGGAACTTTTTAAGGAGTAAACAATGCCTAATATTTTAAGATTAAAAAGAAGAGTTACTGGATCTAGTGGAACAACAGGATTAACTCTAGTAAATGGTGAAGTTGCTTTCAGTGAAGTAGATAATATTCTATACTATGGAGAAGCAACTGGCGGAAACCCCGGTGTAGTTAGTATTATTCCAATTGCAGGCGATGGTCACTTTATTACTTTAAGTACTAATCAGTCTGTATCTGGTCAAAAAACATTCACAGGCACTACAACTTTCACAAGCAATGTAGACCTCGGCAGTAGCGTTGTTGCAACTACACCAACAAGCTCAGACAACAGCACTAAAGTTGCAACCACAGCTTTCGTTAAAGCACAAGGATATACTACAAATACTGGTACTTTAACTTCAGTTGGTTTAGACGGTATTACTAACTTTATCACAACTGGTTCAACGCCCGTTACAGGCAGTAGCGGAACTATTACAATGGCTTTAGTTAGCCAAACAGCTAACAAAGTACTAGCTTCACCAGACGGAAGCTCTGGAACACCTACATTTAGATCGCTAGTTGCATCAGATATTCCAGACCTAAGTGCAACTTATATGCCAGCTTCTGGTAGTATTACAGTAGGTGGTAACTTAACCGTTACTGGGGATTTTACAGTAAATGGTACAACCACCAATGTCAATACAACTAACATGGTTGTAGAAGATAAAAACATTGTACTTGGAGATACCGCATCACCAACAGATGCTACAGCAGACGATGGTGGTATTACTTTAAGAGGAACAAGTAACAAACTATTTACTTGGAAAGACGCTACAAACGCTTGGACTAGCTCAGAGCATTTAGATTTAAACGATAGCAGTAGCGGCACTGCTACTGCTAAAAACCTATACTTAGCTGGTAACCTTGTTCTAGGACCACAAGATCTTACTTTAGTTGGTATTGGTACTTTCTTTACCTTGGATAAGGTTGTTATGGATGGGGGAACCTATTAATGGCTAACATCATCAAACCAAAGCGTGGGACTACTGTTCCAACTACCGCTAACTTGGTTGATGGTGAAATTGCTGTTAATACTACCGATAAGAAAATCTATTCTAATATCGGGGGAACGGTATATGAGCTTTCACCATCAGCTGCAACCCCAGCAGGATCTAATACACAGGTCCAGTTTAACAACAGCGGGGCTTTCGGAGCTAGTTCTAACTTTACTTTTGACTCAGGCACAAACGAACTACTAGTAACCGGAACAATGGAAGCAACAATTCAAATTGATGCTCCATATTTTAAAGGCGCTTTACTAGGAGCTACCCAGCAAGAATGCCGAAATGAAACAGGTTCGCTTATTTCTAAAGGTACACCAGTTTATATAGTAGGTTATTCAGGTAACCGCGTATTAATTGCTCCCGCTGAAGCTAGTAACTCAGCCAAGATGCCAGCAGTTGGTCTATTAGAGACTGATATTGCTGATGCTAGCAACGGTCACTATACAATCCTAGGCGTAGCTAAGAACATTAATACTAACGGTTATGCTATTAATGAAACTTTATATGTAGCATCAGCTGGTGGTTTAACCAATGTTAGACCAACCGGAGCTACTACACTAATTCAGAATATTGGTAAGGTTGTAAATGTTGGAACTAATGGCGAGATCCTAGTAATGGGTCCGGGCCGTAGTAATGATGTTCCAAATACCTTAGTGGCTAGAACTGGACTGTACACCAACGATGCAAACGGTATTCGTCTTTACGATTTAGACTCATCTAACTACTTAAGACTAAAACCAGCAGATACCTTAGCCAGTGATATTAATTTTATTCTTCCTGCGGATGTCGGTACAGCTAAACAAGTTTTAGGTATCCAGTCAGTAGTTGGTAAGTCTGCAACCTTAGATTGGCAGTCTCCTGCTTATCTAACAGATAGCCAAACATTTACCGCTAAGCAGACATTCACCAGTGGTTTAGAAGCTAATACAGCTACTTTAACTGGTGATATTACTTTACAAAACTCTGAGTTTATCCGTAATAGTACTGACGGGCGTATTGACCTAATGCCTAATGGCACTTCGGCTTCTCATTATGGTATCTACTTTGATACCACTAGCTGGGGCTTTGGTACTGTTTTAGGAACAATTAGAGCGTCTGATGGAGCTATTAATACTGGTGGTAATCTAAGATTTGATGTTCCACTTACTATTCTAGCTTCTACTAGATTCCAACTTGGATCAGATGGTCACTATGGATTCTATAGAACAGATACTGGAAACAACACAGGACAAATCTATGCTCTTTCTAATAACGCAAACAATAGCGGAGCTATAGCATTAGTAGACTATTATGATGTAGGGAATGCTAATAGAAGCCCAGCTACAAGCCACTCTAATCCAAATCTATATGTCTATAGAAGAGGAACCGCAAGCGCTAATGACTTTATTCGTATAGAGCATGATGGTACAGACGGTGCTTTGTATAGTGGTGGTACTACAAACATTGCTTTGAATCCCGGTTCAGGCACTGTTAAAGTAAATAATAAACTTACTTTAGGAACCTCAACTCTAAACTCATCTGTGGCAGGCTGTATAGAATATGACGGGGCTGTTGCTTATGCTAATACAGCTTCTGGCCGTGGTTTAATGGTAACTGAACAGACCAGTATTCTAACATCTTCAAGAAACATCAATAGTGCTACTGGTAACCAAAATATATTTGGTACTCCACAGGATGTTATTACATTGGCTGCTAATACTACTTATATGATCCGTGGTTACCTATTCTTAACTATGGGTACAACAACAGCTAGACATGTAGCATTAAGATTTACCGATGGTATTACAGTAAACCCACCAACTATTCATTTCTCTACAATAGGCATGCCTTCTACTGGAGGTGCTGCATTAAGAACACAGGATATGGCCTATTTTGCAACAACAGGTGGTGGCAATATAACAAATGCTACTTTTAGCAATGCTAACTACAATGCTTGGATTACTGGTGTAATAACAACCGTAGACTCAGTTACTATTACCCCTCAGATTGCATTCAGTGCTGCACCGGGTAATACCTGTTCTGTAAATATGGGTACTTATATTTCATTTATTCCTTGCGGTTCTAATACTATGGCCGCTATTGGTCCTTGGTCATAAGGAGATTAATATGGGTTTAGAAAAAACAATACTTAACGATCAAGGAATTAATGTGACATATTGGCATATTGATAGCCTTCAGATCAGACATAAAGAACAACATGTTACTATAAGTTTATCTGGTTATTTAAACAAACAAAAAAGAGATGATGGTTTTAACCCAATCATATCTTATAAATATCAAATATGGCCGAATACCTATAGCACATCTTTTAGTCCTTCTGTGTTAGACGCTCAGGGAAATCCTTTGCATGTTGCTTATGATTGGATCAAAACAAATACAGAGTTTTCTGACGCTACTGATTTATAAAGGAATATAATGAGAAACGATCTCTTTGATACTACGGAGTCTATGCTAACCAGATATGGTATAGACATTGGTTTACTGTTATCTGGTTTCTTTGGTGCATTGCTCCTAGTATCACGGAAGTCGGGGCAAAAGCTTGGCACATCTTTAGCAGCTCTCATGGCTGGTACTGCATGTGCTAACTACTTGACACCCATCGTTTTGAACTACACACCCGAAGCAATCCGGCTAAATGGTAAATATGCCGTAGCCTTTGCTATGGGCTTCCTAGGTCTTAAAGGTCTTGAGTTTATTATTGATACTTATATAATTAGTAAGAAACATGAGACACACAAGAAAACTAGAAAGAAGAGGAAACACTGATGGTTCCTGAACTATTGTCAATGCTAGGTGGTGGAGTTGTTGGATTTATCTTTCGGTTTATGGCTGAGAAAAGACAAGACCAGAAAGAGATGTTTAATAGATTATTACAATTAAACAATGTCCAGCAAGAGAATTATGACAAAGCTGCTAAGCGAGTTCCCATAGATGTCGGCAAGGGAATCCGTCAGATAATCGTCCTAACTGTATTGTTTGCAGCTCTTTGCGCTCCGTTTGTCTTACCCTTCTTTGGTCTACCTACCTTCGTAGAAGTAGACAAAGTAGAGTCAGATAAGTTGTTTGGCCTAATAGGTGGATCTACTAGTAAGGTCTTTGTAGAACTCAATGGGTATCTCTATTCATCTGAGCTAAGACAGATACTAGTGAGCATCGTAGGTTTCTACTTCGGATCATCCGCTGCAAGTAATAAGAACTGAGGTAACTATGGTTAAACTATATTTATTATTAATATCCTTGTTATCTATAGGATGTGCTAGTGACCCTAAGATCATCCCAGATGTTACTGGTGACAGTGTACTTATGATGAAACTCAAGCATGATATAACCAACAACTCTGTAGACTGTAGCTATGGTTGGTTGTTCTGGTATATTCCTATTGCCCTCGTTTTACTAATGTGGGCGTATCGGGAATTTATTAAGAAAGGTAAAAATGAAAAAAATGAAACCAAAGGGTAAGGCTGGTAAAGCCGCAGTAGAGCGGCTTGGTCGTACCTATAAGACTGGTGGTTTTAGCAAGATTGCTAGTAAAGCCG